TCTTCATGGTTAAGTGCAACAACACTTGATGGTTTTCAAACAGGACACACACATTCATATAATAATCTAACTGATAAATTAAGTGGTGGAACAGGAATATTAATAAATAATAATATCGTTAGTGCAACTGAAAGTAGTTCAACATTACAATTACTCGATACTACTGGTAATACTAATGTTAATACAATAATACCAACATCAATTATTTGGACTACTGAAGTATATTCAGGTACTAGTCTCAATTTTAGTGGTGGTAGTCGTATTTATATAGAAGCGAGTGGTGTTTATGAAATTTCATATTCATTAAGTGCAAAAAATAATACTGGTAGTCCTAAGAACATTGGGACAGTTATTAGAAAAAATAATAATCTTGATATAACACCATTGAGTTCTTCAGCATTTAATTTAGATAATATGAATCACACAAGCACTAATATTATGTCACAATATCTTGTTTCATTAAGTGTTGGTGATTATGTGGAATTAATTGCATTTAGAATAGGTGTTTCTGGTGAATCAAAAACAATCGGAAATACATCGTGGTTAAAAATAAAGAAAATAATAATATAAAAAAATAAAAAAAATGGCAAGATTTTTAATTTATAGCACAGGCACTACTTGGTCAGGTACAATACTTAGAACAAGTGTAACTGATAATCCAAATGTTGGAGAATCATCATTATCTAATGAAGTTTTTGTATTTCCTGAGATACAACCATTATACTTGTGGCAAGTATCTGGTGTAACTGTTATACCAAATACTGATGAAAAAATAATTCTGTATGAGGAAAGTATTGCATCACCACCTACACCACAAGATAATATAAATTATGGTGAAGTTACTGGTTTAACTGAAACTAAGATTGATAAACTTACTGGTGCAACAGGTAATATTCCAACATTTACTAGTAATGGTAATTTACAGGATGGTGGTTATACTATTCCAGAATTAACTGGTCTTACAACATATACTTTTGTTGGTAGTGGTGATACACAAATTTTTGAAAATGGTAATGAAATAACTGTTTATTCAACAGTGCCAAGTGGTACAACTATTGCTTGGGTTGATGTTTCTGATAAACCATCATGGTTAAGCGGTACTACATTACAAGATTTTGAAGAAGGTCATGAACATAGTCAATATTTAACCAATGAAACATTTAGTGGATATACTGGTACTACTGCAACAGAACTTAATAATAAAATTGATAAATTAACTGGTGTAACAAATAATCTTGCCATATTTGATGCAACTGGAAATGTTATAAGTGGTGGAAAAATACTTAGGAATGATGTAAGAATTGATGGTGTCGCAACCGATGGTTTTGTTACAAGTGAAAAGGGTGTTAGGGATGCTATTGATGCAGCTATTGCAGCAACAATAGTTCTACAGGGTGATTGGAATGCTACTACAAACACTCCTGATTTAACTGGGGGTAGTATAACAACTGGTTATGCTTGGAGAGTATCAGTAAGTGGTACGACTGACTTGGATGGGATTACTGATTGGCAAGTTGGTGATTTAGCAGTTAAATCTGCAACGGGTTGGATAAAAATAGGTAATGAAGATGTTGCTGCTCTTTGGGGTAATATTGGTGGAACATTATCAGATCAAACAGATTTATGGAATGTCTTAACAACTATAACTGGTGAAACTGCAAACAAACTTGATACAAGTATATTTAATTCATATACTGGTACAACAGAAACAAGGTTAGATGGTATCGATGATGATATTACTGGACTAACAGCAACTAAATTAGATATAACCGATTTTGACACTTATACAGGTGCAACTGATACTAGATTAAATGGTATTGATGACGACATAACTGGGTTAACAGCAACTAAATTAGATATAACCGATTTTGACACTTATACAGGTGCTACTGATACTAGATTAGACGGTATTGATAGTGAGATAACATATATTTCAGGTGTAACAGACACTAAATTAGATATTATTACATTTTCTGGTTATACTGGAACAACCGATACAAGGTTAGATGGTATTGATAGTGAGATAACATATATTTCAGGTGTAACCGATACCAAACTTGATACTGATATATTTACTGGTTATACTGCAAGTACTGCTAATATAGATAAGAAAATTCAAGTAGTTAGCACATCAACAGCAAATGCTAATGAAATTTCACCTTTTGTAATTCCGTGGAATAGTGCACCATTAAGTGCTGACACATACTTGTGGTCGGGTGGTACTACTGTTTGGATTAAATCAGAAGGGACATATGAAATTGATTATCATGTTGTATTGAAAAATGATAATAGAAATGAAACACATAGTGTTGGCGCATATGTTGTGAAAAATGGCGCAACAGAATTATTAACAGCAACAGCAGGAATGATTGTTGGTAGTGATAATGGTGGTGAACTAAGTTTACCACCAGTAGTTCTAACACTTGCTGTTAACGATAGACTGGACTTAGTTACATTTAGAATTGGTAATAGTGGGAACGCTAATTTAGTTACTGGTTCAGTATTTATGAGTTTAAATAAATTAAGTTAAAATTATGGCATTACAATATTTTAAATATGACACCGATTATGGGAATACGATAGTAGATAGAAGCGACACAAGTTTTTCTCCTATTCCACCGTATGAAGAAATCCATATTGATTTCTCTATACCTGAAACACAGCCATTATATTTTTATGCAAATAGTGGTGGTACTGGTGGAACTATTATTGTTAATAGTCAAACAAATATTGATAATTATTTAAATTCAATTGCTCCCTCACCAACTTCAGATAGTAATATTGATTATGGTACTTTTACTGGTGTAACAACAAATTTACAATCACAAATTGATCTTTTAAGTGGTGGTAGTGTTAATATAGATACAATAATAACAGTAGCTCCAAGTGGTGCAACATTTACTAGTATTCAAGCAGCTATCGATAGTGTTACTGATGCTACTACAGATAAAAGATACTTAATTGATGTTTATTCAGGAACTTATGTTGAAGACATCAATATGAAGAATTATGTTTTTTTAAAAGGTAACTCAGCATCAAATGTTAAAATCTTTGGTAATCTAACAATAGCACCTATTGGGTTTGGATTCACAAAAGTAAGTGATGTTGAATTCACTACAACTGAAAGAACAACAGCAACAATTAACACAATTGGTCTGGCTCAACTTAATAATGTTGTACTGTCTTCGACATGGACAGGTAATACCTTACAGAAAAGCACGATAAATGTTCAGCGAGGCGTGGTTCAGCTTCTAAGTGATGGTACTGTAATGCGTTTAACTGATACCTATACTGGTGCAACACAAACCAGTGACTATATTATTCGTGTGAGTGGAAGTAATGAAGTTATATTAAACGCAAATAATAGCACATTCTTAATGGAGGTAGATAGTAATATTACCGAATTAGGTTTGATAAAACATACAAATACTGCTGATAGTGATGTTGTATTAGATAATTATAATTTTACCCTTAATCTGCATGGTAGTGCCCCAACAAACTTAATTAAATTAAAAAATTTAGAGGGTGGTAATGGTGACATTCAAGCTAGTGATGCTACAACTTATGTTGATAGTGATAATGCTGCAACACCTACAATTATCAGTGCTTATGTGAGTGGTGCTACAGCAGGTTCTCATATTGATTATACTACATCAAAAATTGATTGGAAATCTACGATTCCTGATGAAAATATTTATATCGGTGCTGCCACTACCATAAATGATGGAATTCGAGCATTAAATGTAATATTTGAAACACAAGATGATACCGTTCCTGAAATATATACTGCTGATGGAAATCTTGGGAATGAATATTATTTAATTTATAATGGTGTGGGTACTTCTTATAATAGTGAATCAACAATAACAAACACATTAATTATTGGTAATGTTGATAACGATATAATTACTGATTATGATGTTTCATTAACAGGTAATAGCACAAGCACAATTATTAGTGAATATGGTATTAGAGAGTTTGCAAGTGACGATAATAATATAATTCACACCAATAGTGGTTGGACTGCTACAACACAAACTGTTAATGGGTTCTTAAATGAATTCACAGTTAACGCTGAATTAATATCTGGAACTGGATATGCTGAATCATTACTTATAACAAAAACAGGTACATTTGAAATAACCGTGCTTGCTGGTAATGGTGGGGTTATTGCATTTGAGGGTTTTTATAAAAAAATTAATTGGTCACAAGAAGTTTTTGATGTTACGGGTTATGCTCCCGGTCCTTGGAACGTCTATGTAACAACAGGTGGTACTATTACGCTTACTCAAAGTAATTTAGATAATTTCACTAACATTAACTTAGGTTTCTTTTTCATGAATGCTGGTGATGTAGGAATTGGTACAATCAATAGTTCAAAACGAAGAATTGATTCGTTTGGTACAAGAGCACATGATTTTGCTGCAAATCTTGGTGGTTTTATTTATGATGGTAGTGGGAAAGCAGAACCACTAGGAATTTCAGGAACAAGTGCAATGAAAATACTATTACCTGAAGTAAGTGTACAACAGACTTTCGATAATGTAACACTACAAGAAATTAGTTCTGATGATGCTGGAACTAATTTCTTCTTCTGGTATCAAACACCAAGTGGATTTTCAAGAAACTTTTATGCTGAAAATGAATATGATGGTAGAATATCTACACATTCATATAATGACCCTACTAAATCAAACATAATTCCAGTTGTTGGTGGAACAATTACTTTTACAAGCGGTAGTAGTTCAGCAACAACTTCTGTTGACTTAACGTCCCAGATAATTGTTGGCGATCATATATATCTCACTGCTGATACTGACTTTTATATGCAGAGAGTTTATGATATTAATGCAACAACAATTTCATTTGGAACTCACACATATAAAGGTGCTGGTGGAACAGGTGCAGCGATAGTTAATAAGGCGTTAGTTGATATTCCTAATGGAAAATATGCGAAACATCAAATTATTAGGGATTATAACAATAACACTGGGTACGCTAACTTTGTTAATGGAACAGTACTTTTCGATACTCGTGAAGAAGCAATTGCTGGTAGTCTTCCACCAATAATTGGTTTAGAATCAACTAATTTAAAGATTGTTGCAATATTAACAACCTCTGGTCAAACATCATTAGATGGTCAATTAATTGATATTAGACCACTTTCATTCCCATATCAAGTAGGTGGTAGTGGTGGTAGCGGTAGTGGAGTAAATGTTCACGCCAACTTATTAGGTCTTGGTTCTGATGATCATTTACAATATTTAAAAACTGATGGTACAAGAGACATCACTGGTATTCAAAGTTATGATAATATATATAACTTCACTGGTGACACAAATATTGTCACAAAGAGATTTGTTGACGACAAAAAATATAGCACAGATGTAATTACTGGTGGTACATTTAATACTGCTCAAATTCCAAATCTTGATACAAGTAAAATTACAACAGGTACATTTGATGTTGCCAGAATTCCTGACTTAAATGCAAGTATAATCAGTGGTGGTACATTATTAACAACAGTTATTCCAAATCTTAATGCAAGTATTATAACTGGTGGAACATTTATAGACATAGTTACACCAAGTGTTAGACCACCAAGTGATAGTGTAACCGCATTACAAATAAAAAATGCTACTGGTGGAACGATTGTTAATTTCGACACAATTAGTGGTTTAACTGGTTTTGGTGAAAGTTCTCCACAAGGACTTATTCATGCCTATGGTAGAGATAATAATGATAGTGATTTAATCAATACACAAACTAATGCAATTATTATTGATGGTGTTGCTGGTGCAGATAAAGATATTGCATGGTTTGAAGATGGAGAACCAAGATGGGTTGCAGAAACATATAGAAATGAAGATGGTGTATATTGGTATTTATATAATAATAAAGGTGATTTATCGCCACTAACAATTTCAGAAAGTGGAAGAGTTGGTATTAATAGTGTTTCAAATATTATTGATTATTTACCTGTGAAACTAACAGGTCCTTACAGTGGAACAAGCACAAATGAAGTAATTTTTAGTGGATTATATGATAAGAATTATATTGGTGTATATCAAGTAAGTATTGATGATAATATTACAATACCAAACACATTTATATGGAGAAAATCAGTAGATGGTGGTGAAATATATGGTGATTGGTCAACATCAACAGGTTGTACGACAGGTGCAACTATAATTGATAGTGGTGTTGAAGTAAGTTTCATTGATGTTAGTGGTTTTACTTCAGGAGATACATGGCAAATAACAGCATTTCCTCAATTATCACCAGCAACATTATCAGTTATTGCAAATAGAATAAATAAAGTATATTATACACCAAATTATCCCGCACCAACTCCAACATATTTGGATTTAAGTACAACTGTTAATACAACAATTGTTGAAAAAGGATTAGCGTTTCAAACTACAACTGATGCAGTTTATGTTGGTGGAAATACACAAATTACTGATATTTTTGTTAATGTGCTTTCAGGTGGGGTTGGTTTTACTTCAGTAATTGAATATTGGAATGGTAGTTCATGGGTTGATATAACTGTTGGAAGTGACTATTTTGTTGATGAAACCGATAATTTAAGTAAAACTGGTACATATAAATGGAATACTTCAACAATGACTGATTGGGTAAAATCAGATTTAAATTCATCTGGTGATGAATATTATTGGTTGAGAGTAAGAACTTCAAGTGTACCCTCGGTAGCACCAATACTTGGTGGAATTTCAAGAGGTAATGATAAACGATTTGGTATTTATAGTTCAGCACTTGATATTAATCCATCGTTTTATGTTGATGCTTTAGGTAGAACGTCTGTTGGTGGTGGAAATATAACTAGTAAGAATTTATTTCAGGTTGGTGTAACTAGGGATACTCAAGAATCTCAATTTGATAGTATGGTAGAGTTTAGTACAGAAGATAGTACTTCTGCTGCATTAAGACTAAGACTTAGTTATGAAGGTGAAAAAGGGTATTGTATAGGTTTTGCAAAAAATCGTGGAACTGCAACAGACCCAGAACCAGTTCAAAGTGGTGATGAAATTGGAACTATTCTTTGGGGTGCTGCTATTGATGATATCGAAACAGGTGTGTTGCTTGGTGATATTACAACATATTATACTGGTGACAATGTATCGAAATATGGTGATATGGTGTTTAAAACACATGATAATTCAAGTAGTCCATATCCAACAGAGGTTGTTAGAATATCAGGTAGTGGAAACACTGGTTTTGGAAACATTACAGTTCCTACGGCAAAAATTCATATTCAAAGTGGTAGCACAACAGTTGCTCCATTAAAATTCATAACTGGTGATTTATTAACAACACCACAAGTTGGTGCATTTGAATATGATGGTACTTCATGGTATGGAACAATTACTGGTGACACTAGAAAAACATTTGCTTTCTTAGAAAGTCCAGTTTTTACTGGAAATCCAGAATTACCAACAGGTACAACAATTAACAATGAAAATCTTATTGATTATATATTACAATCAGGTGGTAGTTCAGGTGGTGGTTTTGTAACAACAAATAATTTTAATACCTATACTGGTGACACCGATTCTAAGATAACATATGTTTCAGGTGTAACAGACACCAAGTTACCAACAGCAACCTTTAATTCATATACTGGTGGTACAATTGCTTGGGATAAAGTAAATAAAACTGGTTCTGACTTAGCTGATTTAGCTACTCGTAATGCCGAAGACGTTAATATTAGTTTAGCTCATTGGAGTAATGTTAATAATGTTGATGATTATGTGCAGAAAAGTGCACAATATCTCGAAGATACTCAGGGTAGTGGTAGATTAAGTCCCGAAACAGTATTAGGTGGTAGATTAACGCAGAGTTTAATTGTAAGTGGTGGTACTGGTTATATTATATATTCTGATTTCTTTAGTGAAATATCATGGAGTGGAGAAACAATTGATGTTAGTGGATATGCTGAAGGTACATATTATGTTTATGTAGATACTAATGGAGATATTCAAGTAAGTACAAGTAATCCTGATGGTATCCATAATATCAGATTAGGTTTCTTCTATTATGGTGGTACTCTTATTGGTGTGATACAACAATGTGGTTGTGTTGTCTTGAACTCATTATCAAGAACAGTTAATTACATGTTAAGACAAGGAACATTCATTTACGATAATGGTGGTAATGTTCAGATAGGAACTGGTAGTACATTATCAATTGTTAGTTCACCATGTAAAATACAATTTGGACTTCTTGACATACAATTATCGGAAATCGGTAGTACTGATGCCAGTACCTTTAAGTTTGCAAACTTCTTTAACACATCAGATGCTGATTGGGAAACTAATTATTATTTTGGTTTATTTCGTGGTGGTATAATACCAACAGGAAGATGGAATGATATTACAAAACCAGCATTAAGTGCAATTACTGGAAGTGTAACGTTTACACAAGGCAGTAATGTAGTTACTAGTACAACTGATTTAACATCGTTGATTTCAGAAGATAATTATATTTATCTTAGTGCTGATACTAGTACATATTCGACACCAGTTACTGGTGCAACATGGACGGGTTCACAAACAAACATTTATTTAAGAACACCATATTATGGTGCTGGTGGAACAGGTACGATGATTGCGAATTATAGTTTACCTAAGTTGCCAGCAGGTAAATATGGAAAACACCTTATTGTTAGAGCAAGTGATGACACCATGTATTTCATATTCGCTCAAACTTATTATGATTCAGAAGATGCTGCGATTGCTGGTGTAACACCTGCACTTCCAGCATCAATTGCTGACGTTGGAATCAAAATGGCAACAATTGTCACTACTTCTGGAATGACAGATTTAACTGGTAATATTTATGACATTAGACCATTACCTTATCAAGATAGAGAAGGTGGACAATCAGGTGGTGGAACAGCAATTAGTGTTCATGGTGATCTTTCTGGACTTGGTGCTGATGATCATTTACAATATTTACGTACAGATGGTGCTCGTGCATTAACTGGAATTCAAAGTTATCAGTCACAACCAACGTTTACAAATGATTTACATATTGTTTCTAAAAAATATGTGGATGATGCTGATAATCTTAAATTAAATATAAGTGTTTTTAATACGTATACTGGTACAACAATTCCAAATACTTATTATAATAAGACTGAAATTGATGTTTATACTGGTGCAACAGCAACATTATTTGCAAATAAACAAGATACAATTACTGGTGCTGCAACAACAATAACTGACACAGATTTAACAACAAACAGAGCATTAATTAGTGTTGTTGGTAAAGTAGGTGTTTCAACAGTTACTTCAACGGAATTAAGTTATGTTGGTGGTGTGACTTCTGGAATTCAAGGACAATTAAATTTAAAAGCACCTATTGCAAACCCAGCATTAACTGGAATTCCAACAGCACCAACTGCTGCTGCTGGAGTAAATACGACTCAAATAGCAACAACAGCATATTATATTAGTAACGCATCAAATGTATCTCCTTTAATGGATGGTACTGTGGCTGTTGGTACTTCAACACGTTTTGCTCGTCAAGACCATAGGCATCCAAGCAATACAGCAAAAGCAAATCTTGCTGGTGGTGCAACATTCACTGGAATTATAAACGTTCCTAAACCAAGTATAAATGATAACTCAACTTGTGTTGCAACAACATCTTGGTATGTGGGTCAAGCAGCAACTACAACCCCATTAACAAATGGTAGTGCTGCTATAGGTACATCATTATTATTTGCAAGACAAGATCATAGACATGCAACAGACACAAGTAGATTGGCTGTAACGGATTTCAATACATTTAGTGGTACTACGCTTCCTGCAAACTATTATAACAAGACTGAGGTTTATAACAAAACCGAAATTAATAGTTATACTGGTACAACTGATACACTTATTGGTACTAAACTCGATACAACTATTTTCAATACATATACTGGAAACACTATTGGTGTGACTGCAAGTCGTAAGTTCAGTGCAGGTAAATTAAATGACCAAGTGCTTAGTGGAAGTCAAGGTGCAGTAACTAATTGGAATACCGAGGAATCGTTTAGTAATTCAGAATTTTATTCTTGGGATGAAACTCTTGGTGAATTAACAATTCTTCAAGACGGTGTATATCATATTAATTTTGATATTTCAATACTTGGTACTGTTGGTACAAGTAGAAGTGAAGGTAGGTCAGTTATTCAAGAAGACGTAGGTGCTGGTTTTGTTGATATTTCATATACTGAAAGAGAATATTATGTCAGACAATTAAATTATGGTGCGTCAACAAACGCCAATTATTTAAGAGAATATAGTGCTGGTGATAAAATCAGGGCAACTGCATGGGAACCGGTTGGGACAACAACATTAACGCTTCAAGGCGATGGTACATTATTAACAGTTGTTAAATCAGAAGTCGGTATTAACACATTACAATATACTGGTACAACAGACCAATTTGTTGAAAAGACTGACTTCGTTACATATACAGGTGCAACCCAAACAGAGATTGATACCAAAGAAGACATTATTACTGGTGGTGCAACTACAATTACCGACACCGATTTAACAACCGATAGAGTATTGGTTTCAAATGGTACTGGTAAGGTGGCTGTAAGCACTGTGACAACAACTGAATTAGCTGCATTGGCAACTAATGTATATGGCACAGAGTATCAATTGGCATCAAGTCTTGCGTCTTCAACAAGTACTGCTACGACACCACAGACTAAGGTGAGTATGACAACAACTAATTTACCAGCAGGTACATATAAAGTACTTGCAGCATGGAGAGCAAGTCATACATCATCAACTAACTCATCATATTTTGATGTAACTATTGGTGGTACAACACAAGGTACAAGAGGCACAATATCTAAAGAATGGCAAGATGTTACTAATATCGAATCACTTTCAACGGTATTTTATGTCACGTTATCTGGGACAAACACTATTTTACTTAGATATTGGAATGAAGGTAGTAGTACGACAATAAGTGATGCAACGATTGAATTAATAAGAGTAGATTAATATAAATAAAATGGACACAAAAAAACATTTAATAGCATATCAAATAAGTGGTCAAACAGTTGGAATTGATATTACGACTTATGACCCTGTTGAATTAAACGGAAATCCTGCAATGCAGATAATTCTTAGTGGTGAAACAACACCAGAAGGATACGTGGATATTGATAGTATAGAATATTGGGATAAATTTGCTCTTGATATTGCAAACGATTATAGTGTTGTAAAATTTCAAATAAAAGAAATGGCAACAATTATTGGTTGGACTGGTTTAACTAATACTGAAAAGGATTTATGTATTAAATATTATAGTTATCCAGACACAACAACTGCTGTAATATATCTGATGACAACTAAAGGGATGTCACAAGCAGAGGCACAAGAATTTGTTTTGGTGTCATGGCATAAGCATCACCTTAGAAATATTGTTGCATATACCCAAAGATGGAATTATGCAAAATTCACAGTATTAGGATATATTAGTAGAGATGATGGTGAAGATTTATTTCAAACAGTAAAACCCTTAGTTGATTCATATATTGAAGTAGGTGTTCTTGGATGGGAATATAGTGATTTCCAAGATGGAATTATTGATTATGTTTATTCTCAACATGGGTTTACAGGACAAGGACTTGAAGAAAATGGTTATAATTTATTACAAGGTACTTGGGATGATTTTAAAGATGGACTAAATAATGTTTTAGTGTGCGGTATTTATAATAAATATACAGATATATAATGGCAAAACAAGAAACAAATTTTTTAGAAATATTATTCCGCAGCACCTTAATTGGTATGACGGTTTATGATGATGGTGGTACAGCATTGGTTATTGACGAATTAAATTACGACCCATTAATTAATTGTCTTTTTATTACTTCAGGTGATAACTCATATAAAATGAGACTTGATAAGAATTATGATTTTGAAATTAATAAAAAATTTAATAAAATAGTACCAAACAAACAAAAAATAAGTGGTAAAAGAAAGAGATAGTTGTATTTATATAAAAAGGAAAAATTATGAATGAATTTCTTCAAGTGATATTTGGTGATTATACTGAAGTCCAATTATTTGGATTTGCATGGTTTTTATTAATAGGGTATATTATTTATGCTTTAAATGAAACAAGTAGTCGTGATAAACTAGGTAAAAGAACACCAAGAAAATGGAGTTGGGTGTTTTGGATTAAAGATAATTGGCGTAGATATATGTTCACAATATTATCAACATATGTTTTGTTTAGATTTTATGTTGAATTTGTTGGACACGAATTTACTAATTTCGAAGCAATAATGATGGGACTTATTGGTGATGGTATTGGTGCAACAGCAAAAACTAAGATGAATATGGCTAAAGCCGATAGAGAAAAATTAATGTCAGAATATAATGATCATGAGGTAGGATAATGGATTATAGTACATTTAATATAAAAAATTTTTTCATTAAGAAAGATAGTACTCTTCCAGAATTGAAATACCCATTGACACAACATACAATGGAGCAATATGATATTACACCAGATATGTTGGAAAATGTTGCAGTAACATTCTCTATGATGGAAGCCAATACTGGAATATATCATGTAGCTAATGTTGCTGGTAATCTCGTTATTAATAATAATAGACCTGAATATCCTGATGAAGTTCAATATACACTCACATATAAATTTAAATTAAATCAAACAGCTAAAGCTGGAAGATATTTAGGGAATTTTACTATAGATTTTTTAGGAGAGAATTGTGGAAAAATTGGATTACCTGTTAATGGGTTTATTGATATTTTAATATCAGATTCACTTACAAAAACAACAGTTATTTAACTGGTTGTTCCAACCATGCCCACCTTAATCTTTTAACAATTTTATAAATAAACATATATTTTTTATTATACTTGATTTGTAATTGTGGAAAACTACAGTAGTTTAATTGCCGATTAATTTTTTTTAACTATATTTGCATTATATTAACAAGTTATGCAAAATTTCCCTCTTTTTATAGTGCATTGTGAAAGAATTCGTAGGAGAGAATGGTATTATCTCAGATTTCCTATCAATGACCAATTAATTCAGAGAGTAAAAAACTTACCAGAAGAAACTCGTAAGTGGAATGCTTCTATGATGGTTTGGGAAGTCTCAACCTTATCATTATTCTTTTTAATTAAAAGATATAAGGGGTCTAATAAGATTCATTTTGATTTCGGAAATGATGATAGTCGTAAAATTTTTATAAATCAAATAAAAAAACTTGAAGTTAAAGAAGAGGAAAAGCGTAAATTTATTGCTGACCTCAACATTAAGAAAGAACATTGGGTTAAATATAAAGAAGAACTTGAAACAACATATGTTGAGTATGGTGAGAAAATGCACGCATTGTTGAAAGAGGGTGTTAAACTTTATCCACATCAGATTGTCGCAGCAATGTTCATGAATGCTACTCGTAGTACTTTAATATCACATGAAATGGGATTGGGGAAGGCGCAAGACCTTGATTCTAAACTACTTACACCTAAAGGTTGGGTAAGAATGGGTAATATTAAAATTAATGATTTCGTTATTGGAAGTGATGGAAAACCAAAAAAAGTTTTGGGTGTTTATCCACAAGGTCTAAAAGACATATATGAAATAACATTTAATGATGGTGTTACTGCACGTTCGTGTGATGAACATCTTTGGAATGTAAATACTTATATTCGTAATTGGCGTGGAAATCCTTTTATGACAAAAACACTTCGTCAAATTATGGATAGTGGATTACAATTTAATAATGGTAATAATAAATGGTATGTTCCAATAGTTAAACCAATTTATTTTGATGAAAAAGAATTAAAAATAGACCCATATGTTATGGGGTGTTTATTAGGTGACGGTTCATTGACTGTTTTAAATGGTATTGGGTTCTCATCTGTAGATAAAGAATTAATAAATGAAATGTCATTAAGATTACCAGAGAAACATAATATGGTAATCAATGGTAAATCAATAAAAGATTATTATTTAACTGCTGATGGTAAAAATAATATTATTAATCAGGAATTAAAAAAATATGGGTTGAAAGGTAGTAATTCATATACTAAATATATTCCAGAAGATTATAAATTCTCTTCAATACAACAAAGACTTGAAATATTACAAGGTATTTTAGATACTGATGGACATTCAAGGAAAGATTCTATTGTTGAATTAACATTAGCATCAAAACAATTAATTGAAGATGTACAATTTATTGTACAATCATTAGGTGGTATTGGTAGAATAAAACCTAAATATGTTATTTATAATGGTGAAAAAAGACTTTATTGGAGAATAACAATTAAATTACCACCAGAATTCACACCATTTAAATTAAAAAGAAAAATAAATACATTTGTAGCACCAACAAAATATCAACCAAATAGGGCAATTAAATCAATTAAATTTATTGGTGAAAAAGAGGCACAATGTATTTTAATTGATTCAGAAGACCATTTATATTGTACTGATAATTGTGTATTAACCCACAATACACTTTCAGCTATCCTTTATGTTGAAATGAACAACTTCGAAAAAGTATTTGTAATCACACCAAATTCATTGAAGTTCAATTTTTATTATGAGGTCAAGAAGTTTACTAACAGTACAGCACACATTATAAATTGGAGAAAAAATGATTGTGGTATTGAAGAAGCTAAATATGTTATTGTAAATTATGATTATTTTAATCCTACAAACACTAAGGAGAAAAAATTTATTACAAAATGGAAAAAACTAGGTGTTAATGTTATCGATGCAGTTATTTGTGATGAAAGTCAAAAACTAAAAAATACTAAATCTAACACATATAAAAATTTTAAATCAATATTTAAAAAAAAGATATTTAGAGATGGGAAAATTAGTAAGATTTTCTTATCTGGAACACCTGCACCTAATAGAGCACATGAATTATATACTGTTTTAAATCAAATATCAGATGTTGATTTCCCAACAAAGAAATATTTTCAAGAATATTATTGTGGTATGACCCGTGATACCGAGGGTGGTTGGGGTTATGTTGTAGATACCATGTCTCAAAAATTCGAGGAACTTTATCATAAAATTGCACCGTTCACACACCGAAAACGTAAATTCGAAGTTTTGACAGACCTTCCAGATAAAACATATCAGCGTATTATATTAGAAATGACTGATGATGAACAACGAATTTATGATGAAATCGAAGCGGGTGTTGCTAATGAATTTGTAGAACAACCAAATGGCAATCCGTTGACAATAATGATTCGTTTAAGACAATATCTAGCACATGTTAAAATAAAACATGTTACTGATTTAATTGAAAACGTATTTGAAACAGGTGAAAAAGTTGTTGTTGTTGATTTTTTTAAAGACAGTCTTTATGAATTAAAGAAGAAACTTGGGGAATGTGTAGCACTACATACTGGTGATCAAAATGCTGAAGAACGTGCTGAAATCGTTAAAGAATTTCAAAATATTGATGGGAATATTAAAGGATTTTTAGGTAGTATTCAAACATGTAATTATGGTCTAACACTTACTGCTGCAAGTAAATTGTTTATAATGACACTTCCATATTCTGTTGGAGAATATGATCAGGTTAGTGACCGTCTTCATCGTATAGGTCAGAAAGCTGCCGTTAATATTTATGTATTGATTTTTCCTGATACTATTGATGAATATGTGTTTTCTTCAATTGAGAATAAGCGTAGAGAAGTTCTTAAAGTTATTGATAACGAAGATTATACTTCAAATGTAAATGAATCAGTATTAAGTGAAGTAATTAAAAAAATTAAGGAAAAACATGGCAAAGATGTATGAATGGGATAATAACCCATTTCAAGATTTTTTATTAAGGTCGATATTATATGGTATTGATATATCTGATAAGGAATATGAGGTTAATATTTATGTTGGAATGACTACTTTTTTGGAATATTTTATTGATAATGAAAAAGAATTATCTTATTTGGATTTTAAAATAGTAAATAAGGATAACTATTTTAAAGTTATACCAAATAACTCAATAAGTGCTTTTTGGTTGTCAGGTGTTTTTCCGAAAGATATTAAAAAAGTATTAGATACTAATGAACTTGTGTTCGATGAACATAAATTTAAATATGATGCTAGAAGGAAAAAATTGAAATATATTAAAATGAAAAAATAATGAAAAAAATTGGTGTTTTATTTTCTGGTGGTTTAGATTCAACATATTTAGTCTGGAAAAATCTTAATGATGGAAATCAAGTAATCCCCATATATGTTGAAATTGAAAACAATGGTAATAAATCTATTTTAGAGAAAAATCGAATCAAACTACTTTATGAAAAATTTGCTAAAGAATTTAATAATGATGACAACACTTATATTCATAATATTAATTATGCTATAAGTGTTGGTGTTCATGCAAGGGAAGATAGTTTACATTTAAAACAAATACCTGTTTGGATATTTTCATTAATGTTTATGCAAAGTATGGACATTGATGAAATACAAATTGGATATATTATGAATGATGATGCAATCTCATATCTTGATGATATTCAAACTATCTACAAATCATACCAACCAATTTGTGAACCAATGAAACCATTATTTTTTCCATTAACAAAGAAAAAAAAATGGGAAATAGTAAGAAAATTACCTAAAGAATATCTTGAACTTATTGTTAGTTGTGAAAATCCTAGAATTATTAGTGATGAAAATGTTAAATTTGTAGAATATGAACCATGTTGTAATTGTACACCATGTAATTCAATAATAAATAGTAATTATTATGAGTTGGATAAATTCCCTGAAAACTACCATAGACAGTTAGTTGAACGACACGCATATGATTTACGAAAATTTAAATATAAGGTCGTTGATGATAATGGTGTTGAATATTTCGAAAAAATGTGTAAATTAGAACCTTCAAAAATACCACATCAATTGTCATTGGATTTTGATTATGAAATTGAAGATAAAATGGAATATGAATCAGTAAAAGGTTAAATATATGAATAAACATGAAGTTTTAGGTGAAATCAAGGGATTCCTTGAGGGTTATAACAATGATATTAAATATCTAGTTAATGTCGAAACTGATAATAGAACCGATATTGCAGAATGTATAATTCATGAACCAAATCAGAAACCAAGAATTGAAAAGATAAGGTATAAACCTTTTATGTATATGAAAGATTTATCTAAGCACAATATTGTGCTCTATCCTAATAATTCCGATGATTATATTGAGAGTAAAAAGAAAAAATATGGTATAACAATTACTAAATTAAAGACTGGTAATCAAAAAAGATTGGTTGATGGTTATTGTTATAAAATAACCAGTCATAGGTCAAGTAATGATATTCTTCAATATTTAAGAGATGGTGGTATCGACCCATTTGCTAAACTTACTGATGAAAATGGTGATATTGTTAGGGATGAAAAAGGTAAAATAGTTTATAGAAACCGTGATCTTTTTTATTCACCACGAACAAATGAACAATTTTTTATTTCAACACAATCAAGACTTTATAAAGGTTATGAAGCATATAAAGATGTTCATAGGTTGACATTCGATATTGAAACAGAAGGTCTTAGATATGAAATGGCAAGAGTGTTTGCTATTGGTGTACGAGATAATAGAGGGGAAGAAATTGTCTTAGAAGTTGATAAACGTAATGATGATGAATCTGAAATAAGGTTGATTCAAGATTTCTTTAATTTAATTGATTATATACGACCTGCCGTTATTTTAGGTCATAACTCTGAAATGTTCGATTTTGAGTTTATTTTAGGTAGAGTGAAGGTTCTCAAAATGAACTTAGATGAAGTTCCAACTAGTCTTAAGGAAGGTTTTCATTTGAAAAGGGTTGGAAATACTAGTGTTAAATATGGTAATACATCAGATAAGTATACTGCTACTCAAATGTGGGGTTATTCTATTATAGATACATTACATGCAGCGAAACGAACTGCTGCTGTAAACACTGATTTAAAATTTACTAATTTGAAATATGTGGCGAAGTTTGAAAACTTTGCAAGAGAAAATCGAACATATATTAAAGGAGAAGATAATGATATTGGTAGATTTTATAACGAAAACAAAGTATTTTTAATTAACGAAAAGAATGAATATGTTCAAGTACCTGATGAATATCAGGATGTTGCAAAAAAACTATATAAACTTCAAGTAAATAAAGATACGACAAGTACAGAGGAACATAATTTTTTTAGAAAAAAATATCTTAAAGAAAACAAATCTTTTATTACTTGGTTTAGAGAATCGGCATCAGAGAAAAATTTAAAAACTTTTATTGGTGGTAGGAAACTTGTAAAACAATACTTACTTGATGACCTTTGGGAAACTGAACAGGTTGATGAACTTTATAATCAATCATCATTTATGCTTGCTAAAATAGTTCCAACAACATATCAGAGAATATGTACTATGGGTACAGCAGCAGTTTGGAATCTTTTATTAACTGCTTGGAGTTATGAAAATGATTTGGCAATTCCAATTCCAGACACACATGAGGAATTTGGTGGTGGTTTGGCAAGAACATATAAAAAGGGATATACTGAAAGATTAATTAAAATTGATTATGCCAGTCTTTATCCAATGATTCAGTTAACTGATGACGTATTCCCAATGTTTGACATTACTGGTGTTATGAAGAAGTTTTTGTTATATTTAACAACAACACGTAACATCTATAAAAAAATGGGTAGTGGTAGTAAATTAGATAATGAAGAAATTGAATTATTACAACAAATTGACCCTGAAATATATGAAAAATTCATTAAAGACGAATTGACTAAAGAGGACATTGCAATGTTCAAAGTTAAACAGTTACCAATAAAAATATTGAATAACTCACTTTATGGTGCATTGGGTTCACATATCAGTTTTAATTGGTCAGATAATGTTTGTGCAGGAAGAATTACAAGTGTTGCTAGACTTGAATTAAGACATGCTATTTATTGGTTTACTCAATTTGGTTGTGTACCATTACTTGCTGTGACTGATGGTATTAATTTCCAAATACCAAACACTACAACTATACATGTAACTGATGAATCAACAACTTATGATCAGACAGAAGGACTTATTGAAGATATGTGGAAATATAATGGGAAGAGTGGTATTCAAGCACTTATTGATAAGTTTAATGCTGAAGAAATGAAACCACCATATATGAGTGTTGATGATGATGGAGAAAGTATATCGTGTTTAAATCTAGCAAGGATTAATTATGCAACGCTTTCACTTATTAAAGATAAAAAAACTGGTGAGACGAAAGAAAAGATTAAATTAACTGGTAATACAATCAAATCTAAAGCAATGCCAGAATATATCCAAGAGTTTATTAATAAAGCGTTTGAACTTATTCTTCATGGTAAAGGTAAGGAGTTTGTTGATTATTATTATGATTATGCCGAAGATATTAGGTATATGCAAATACCTTTAAAGAAAATTGCGAGTAAAAGTAGAGTTAAAGTTAGTTTAAAAGGATATCTAAATAGAGGTAAGGATAAAAATGGTAGGGATAAAGCGATGCAAGCACACATGGAGTTGTTATTAAAAAGACGTAAAGAAATTGCTTTGGAACTTTTTGAAAAACATAAAGATGAACTAACATTCGACCCTGAAAAGAAATTGAATGATAAAGATAAAATGAAGTTAGTTGCAGATTATATGCCACCACCACCTGAATTAGATAGTGTCGTATATTATGTTAATACTGGTTATGTTAAATCACATGGTGATTCGAAAACAATTAAAGATAAGGAAACTGGTGAAGAAAGATTTGCATCTACTTTAATCAGTAATGAAGACCTACGGGAAAATCCAAATATGACAGGGACATATAATTATGAAAGATATCTTTCAAATTTTAATATTAAAGTGAAAGCACTTCTTATTGGGTTTGAACCTGAGATAGCTAAAAAAATATTAGTGTCCATTATAAAGAAAGGTGAAAATAAGGGTGAATTGAAGAAAGAAATGTTTACAAAAGATCAATTACAATTGAAAAGTTTTGATCTTGATGATTTTGATGAATCAATGTATTTGGAAAAAAGGGAAGTTGATTATTGGAATAAAACTGGATATGACCCTAGATTAGTATGGGATGGTTTTAAAATGCATGATGATTACCCTGTTTATTATGAGATATATGAGGGTGCTTTGAAATTTCTTAATGATTTAATGGAGAAAAGTGGTAAACAAAAAATAAAATCAATAAATGATAAATATGGTAAAGGTGATTTAGTTTTAATTAAGGATGGAAGTAAATATCATGTTGGGGCATTCAATGGTACGTATTTGAAAATTGTGAAGGATAATGTTGATGTACCTAAAAGTGAGATTGAATTAGAATTAGATAGAATCAGAGAAGAAAAACAGAAAAAAATAGTTGAAAATTTAGAACCTAGTCCATTATCAACTAAAAGTGATAAAGATATTTATCTTGAAGCACAACAAAAGAAAAGAATAAATTATTTCGATAGTTTTAAAAAAGAATTTAATGTGCCAGAAGAAATGACAATGGAAACACTTTTTAGTAAAGTGGATAATTCAGAAACTACCCTTGATGATTATATTTTAGCACAAGAAAATCTTCTTAATAAAGAAGCAAATGAATATTTAGGTGTTGATGATGGTGCATATTAACATTAACAAGTATTTATATGAAAATATGTTATCATGAAATTTAAAAAGAAAGATATTGACGAAATTATTAATAGTAGTGGAGAATTAATTGGTAGTGAGGATATACCTACAACTGGTTCTGATTTAGAAAGTGCTGCAAATAATACTACCGATTATAATGCTAAAGTAGGTCAACAACCATTTAGATATGATATGTTAGGTCGTTTTGGTTTCACACTAATGCCATTTATGGAAGGTGAAGAAAAGAATCAGGGTCAAGCCGAATTAGAAAATGATCTTGTTGATTTAATGAATCAAAGATATGTTGATATTCTTTCGCATTATAAAAGAAATCCACAAAGTATTAAACCAGATTATAGAAAACATGTTACTGATAAAGAAATTAGTAACGAATCTATGAAATATAGTGTTGAATATGCTAATAAAATTCTTAAATTAATTGAAAAACATTTCGAGAAATCATTAAAAAATCTTGACGAACAATTTCAAGAAAATCTTGTTGAAAGTAAGGTTGTTGAAGATAAAATGGTTGATAAAAAGGAAGATGAAATGACATCCAAATCCGAAGATAATGCTCTCAGAGAAAAGAAACTTGAGAAAATTGCTGGGTTGATTAATAAATTGGAGAAAAAGGATATTAATAAATTAATTAATTTATTGGAGAAGACTAATGGCTAATCAAGAACTATATGATAAAACCTATAAAATCCCTTCTGAGGTACTTAAAGGTATCCAGACATACTTAGTATCCAATCCGAATGGAAATGGTGTCAAACGAGCTAAACACATACTTAGGAATGGTTATTTAACATATCAAGCACTTAAGAGATTGAAGAATTTCTTTGATCACTTTAATTCAGAAATTAATGATAATACACAATTTTATCTTGCGGGTGGTCAACCTATGAAAGAATTTATTGAAACAACATTAAATCAAGAAAGAGCAGGGGTGAATAGGTCAAAAGAAGTTAAACGAGATATGACAGCAAACCCTAATTCGGAATTAATGCCACATCAAACACCAAGACTTAATGAGGTTAAGAAAAAAAAGGTTAAAAATGCTGTTGCTGTTATTGTAAATAAGGATAATAAAATATTATTGTTAAAGCGAAGTGATACCCCTAAAGTCTGGATGCCAAATAAATGGTCATTAGTTGGTGGTAAGGTTGAGAAAAGTGAAAGTCCAGAACAAGGATGTAAAAGGGAAATATTAGAAGAAACTGGTTTAGAGATTAAAAAATTCGTTAAATCATTTACTATTGAAAGAAATACCGATAGTATTGAATATATCTATGCTTGTCGATATGAAGGTGATGATACTGATATTGTGCTTGATCGTGAGAATACTAATTATGGTTGGTATGATGTAAGCGAGATGGAATTTCTTGATCTTGTTCCACATTTAATAGAATATATTACACTTGTATTTAAAAAATATGAATAATTTGTATTTATATATAAATAACAGTAAAATTTAAAATAAAAAAAATGGCAAACGGAGAAACAAGTAGATTATTAGAAAATAGTAAAGAATATAGGGATGACTTAATTGCAAAAAATAGTGATGGTTATACGCCCGGTAATGAATATAGTGTTGGACATGTTGATACGCTTTCTGATGGTGATAATAGAGGTAGAGAAGAAGATGATAATACCATTGGTACACTTATTGATATCGAAGCAAGAGAAAAACAATTGGCAAGAAATAGTTGCTTATTTACTACTACAAATCAATATACTGTTGGTGGTAGAATATAATGGATGCTGAAGTAAAAATATTGTTCGAAAATATTAAGCATTTTCGTCAACTCTTAACTGAAGGAGTTGGTGAAGATGTTATTATAAAAGCTATTGAAAATCATGAATGGATTTTTATTTATTATGATGCTGGCGATGAAGAAGGTAAAAATGCAACAGGTGCTCGTACAATAAGACCTTATGTTCTTGGTACTGGTAATGCTGGTAATACACTTTTAAGAGCATGGCAAGATAACCCAAGAAATAGTTGGCATTTTGATAATCGAGCAACTCGTAAAGACAGTCAATATCATGATTATTGGACTGATAATGAGGGTACGAAACCCGGTTGGAGATTATTCGATGTAGCTAAGATAACAAAAGCATACCCAATTGGTAAAAAATTTAATGATAGTAACGGTAAACCGATGATACCTGCTGGATATCATGAAGGTGGTGATGATGCTATGACTAGCATTATTGCTTATGTTTCAAAAAGTGATGATTTTCAAGCACCACAAAAGATTGATAGGGAATTTAGTGGTGAAACATCTCCAAGAGCAGAGTCTTATAAACAAAAATGGGATAGTATTAGAAATGGTAATAAAAATAATAGGAAAATTACTAGTGATGATGTTGCTAAATTAAGTGATCTTGCAACTCGTGTTTATAAAACAAAGAAAGGTAGTTATTTGGTAGTAATTGACGATAAAAATAATTTCCAATTAATGTTAGTAAAAGACAAGGATAAACAAAATATCCCTGATACTGCAATTGTTGGGTCGTTACCTTATTTATATGATAGTCTTGTTAAAGGAAACGCACCTGCTGATGATAAATTTTTTAATGATATGAAAAATAAAACTAAAGCAGCAGTGAATCAACAACAAACAGGGGTAAATGAAACTGACAAACCAACAATCCCTTATAAAAAAATGACTTTTTTCAAATAAAATAGTATTTATAAAAAAGTATAATAAATTATAAAAAAATGGCTGAAAAGAAAATTGATTTAAATAAATTAAGAAGTGAAATTGATTCACGTAAAAAGGGACAGCATGTTGTTTCTTCACAATTAGGTGAAACTGTTATGAGTGGAGTAGCACCACGAGATGAATTCTTAAATGGATTATTGAAAGCAAGGGAAACGGGACAATCAACACCTTCAATTAACTTAATCAAAACTGTTGAAAATACCGTAGCGACTAAACATGGTGAAGCACCAAAATATAAAATTAATGAGAATACTCCACAAGTAAATCAACGTAATAAAATTGACATGTCACCTGAAAGAGATGAACAATTATTTGCTGACCTTGAAAATAAAAGAAAACAAACACTTGCTGAAAGTATTGAAAAATATACTAATTCAAGTAACTCAAACTCAACTAATTTACCACCAATGGTTAATTATAATGGACAACAAATGTTAACATCACTACCACAAACAGCAAGTGCACCACAACAAATTAATGAAGCTGTATTGGTTGAAAGTGTGAAAGAGATTGTTAATACTCATTTGGTTGAAAACTTCGGTCCTATCCTTGAAGAAGCAATAAAGAATACTGTAATTGAAATGTATGCTGTTGAAAGAATTAAAGCGGTTTTAGATGAAAATACAGATTTAATTGAAAAGGTTGTTTATAATACCATTAGAAAAATCCAAGCAAAAACTAAAGCTAAACAAACAGCATAATTTTTAATATTAATTTCGTATTTATGAATATAAATTATATTAAATAATATTCATAATATGACATTCGTTGAATTTAAAGAGAATTTCTTACCAGAATTCATGAACATTAGATCATTTGCTGGTAGAATCAAATACGCCAATGAACACCTATCTAGGATTGGTAGTGGCACTGGAAGAATTGTATACGATATTGATGGTGAAAGGGTTTTAAAACTTGCAAAAAACACAAAAGGTGTTGCACAAAATGAAACTGAAGCTAATATCGGATATTATCGTGACACCAATCATATTGTAACTGAAGTTTTTGATAGTGCTGAAGATGATACTTGGTTAATTGCAGAAGAAGCAAAAAAAGTTACTGAAAAAAGAATCAAAGAACTTACTGGAATTCCAAGTCTTTATAAACTTAATACTTTTTTGACTATTGTTGAGAGAGATAACAAACCGGGTGATGATCCATTTAGTAATCAATTAACTGATGAAGAGAAAAGTTTTTTCTGGGAAAACGAATTTGCAACAGATTTAGCAGATTTAGTTGTGGGTTATAATCAATCCATAGGTGATATGGGTAGACCAAGTTCGTATGGTGAGGTATTACGTGACGGTCAACCAACAATTGTTTTAACAGATTATGGTTTAAATGATGAAGTCTATAATACACATTATAATCCACAAAGAAAAGAGAAATATAGAATGTATGAACTCTTTAACTATGCTGATGGAAATGATGATATACTTAGTGATGCTGGTGGCGGTATGGATATTAGACATGGAATGTGGGCGCAAATGCCTTATACCGTAGATGATGGTCAGGGTGTTATAAATGAAGAATTTATTAAATTTGTTTCTAATCGAAATCGTTATCCAAATAAACCAATATCTGGTCTTCCTGTTCTTACAGATAAATTTCATGATTGTGTTAATAATATAACTGAAATAATTAAAGTAGTTGAAAATAAAAAACAATTTTATGATAATTTACTTGAACTTCAAGATTATTTAATATCTCAAAATTATTATGATAGAGACCCACTACTTCGTGAAGCATACTCAGTTAATGAAGAAGTTCCAGCAGTACAACGATATAGTTTGGATGATAAAAATTATTCTGATAAATTAGCAAATGAAGTTGCAGGTAAATTAAGATTAACAACTCCAAGAAATATTGGTGGTGGTGCTAATGGTTTTGCTTATGAGATAAATAATAATTTGGTGATGAAAATTACAGCAGATATTAGTGAAGCCGACGCAGCATCAAAATTATTAAGAGGTCAACCAAAATACTTAGCAAAAATTTTCAAATTATACAAAGTTGTCGATACTGAAATACATAAAGCATATTTTGTTATACTTCAAGAAAATATTCTTGATAAACCAGTTGAGAAATTCAGAAAATTGCAAAATGATGTCGAAAAAATAAGTCCAAATGGTATTGGTTATTTTGATCTTATGGGGTCAATAAGAATACCAGCTAAATTTGATTATAATAATATGGTTGAATTTGGTAAACGTATATTAACCGATAATCCTGAAGCTAATGTCAGTGAATCTGATAGACAAGCAGCATATGAATATTTTATAGGTATGTTGAATATACGTAAAGAATTAATAGATTTCGATATTAAATCAAGAGATTATATGGAAATTAAAAATCTTGGATATAAAGATGGTAATTTAAAATTTTTCGATACTGGTGGATATCGTGCTACTGAACCCCAAATGAATGATGATAGTATAATATCGTTACCAGAAAATATTACTGAAGAACAACTTGATGAAATTTATCCGAAAGAACGTGCAGATGCAATTGCTGTTGAAATTGGGGAAAAACTTAATGTAAAACCAAATTATATTGCTCATGGACTTTTTGGAGTTGCATATGATATTGGTAATGATAAAGTGTTGAAAATAACTAGAGATAAAAGTGAAGCAGCAGAAAATGTTAAACTTATAGGAAAACCTTTAAAATATTTAGCTGAACCATATAATGTTTATAGAATTAACACAAAATCAAATGATATTGAAACATATGCCATTATTTTAGAAAAATTAAAAACTGATCTACAATATTTTGAACGAATGTTTGACAGATTGGATTATGTTTTTGACAAGATATTTAAAATAAATTATAAAGACGCTCTTGAAGCATATAAAGATGGGTATCGATTTGAAACTAATGTTGATACAGATAAGATTGATAATTATTTCAAAACTAATCCAAAAGATAGGGAATTTTTCTTTAGTATATTAAGAATTGCTGAAGAACTTGAAAAATATGGTATAGAAACTATTGATTATTATAACCCAAGAAATCTTGGATATAAGAAAAGTGGTTTAATTGGTTTTTTTGATATTGGATATGGTAATGAAAATTTACAACTAACAAATCCTGAACAGATTGATGTTAATGTAAATGAAGATGGTAGTGCTAAATTCAGTACTGATGATGCTATTGGTCAAGATGGTTTTCCAACCTATAATACTAATGATACTTCTCCAAGCATTAATAATGATTTGGATGCTAATATTGCAATGTATGAAGACCTTGAATATAACCATGTTAAAGGTGATGCAACTGATGATAAATATGAAATTAGTGAAAGAAACAAATCATATGGTGCTGGTTCAAAAACAGTAAAGGTAAAAAAGAAATGTCAACTTGGTGGTTTAGGAAACACAAGTGTTGCTTGTAATCAAGGAGATATTAATAATTTGGAATTTGGAAGTGTTAATGAAGATATTGATGCAAGTGAAGCATATCGAGATGAGAATGCATTACAAACAATTATTGATGGTAAGCGTGGTGTAGGTATAATCATGTTTGGTATGTATCCTCAATTAAAAGAATTAGCGATTAATGCTGGACTTAATTTCATTAAAATTAAACAAGATAGTCATCCAGAAAGTTTGGGAACAAGTATTGTTTATCGTGATGGTTATGAAAAACAAGCAAATCGTTTACATGACATAATGAAATCTCATGGTGGTTATGTTGCGGATGAAACACCTGAAGAAGCTAGAGAAATTGGTTTGTTATTAGGTTATACTGAAGATAGTGTTAATAAGTTTGTGGAAAAAAGATATCTACAAATCCCTGTTGCACAGGAAAGAAGTTATGAAGACCATATGAATAGTTTAGATGAGGATTTGGAAATCTCAGAATATTTTAGTAGTCTTGTACCTATGAATGAAGCAGAAATAATGTCACTACAAGACTTACCTTTTAAAAAAGAGGTAGAGCAACTTGGTGGTAAAATATTTAGTGTTGGTGGTGCAGTACGTGATGAATTTTTAGGTAAAGAATCTAAGGATTTAGATATATTGATCACAGGTATTCCTATGGATGGACTTGAAAAACTACTTTCAAAATATGGTGGTGTTAATGCTGTTGGTAAGTCATTTGGTGTTTTGAAATTTGTACCAAAAGGTGCAAGTGAAGAAATTGATGTTGCAATTCCAAGAACAGAAACACCAACAGGAGAAGGTGGTCATCAAGGTTTTGATGTTAAATCAGATCATACTTTACCTATTGAAGATGATTTAAGAAGAAGAGATTTTACAATTAATGCAATTGCAAAAGATATTGATGGTAATTTGGTTGACCCGTTTAATGGTCAAGAAGATTTAAAAAGTAAAATTATTCGCATTGTTAATCCAGAGGCATTTTCAGACGACCCATTGAGGATGTTACGTGCTGTTCAGTTCGCAAGTCGTTTTGGTTTTACTATTGAACCCAAAACCATGCAAATGATAATTGATAATGCAGATAAAATTAAAGAAATAG